CCCCAGAAAGAGGACCTGCATGGCCGCTTCCGCCGCCTACCTGATCGCGCTTGCGCTGACGCTACTGATCCTCGTCGTGCTCTGGGAAAGTCTTTCATGAGCGCGGAGATCATTCAGTTCGTTCCACGGCAGCGCCGTGACCATCGTCCGCTTGACATTTCGCACCTGTTTCGCTCGCGGCCCCACGAAAACGATCTCGTGATGGATCACGCCGACACTGCACCGTGCGAAGTTTGGCCTACGCGCACGCAAGGGGACGACGAGTCGGCGTGACGCGCAGGTTAGCTTGTGCGATCGTCACGCCAGTTCAACAAGCGCCCGTCGATCGCGGCCAAGGGCGCCACCCGATTTCCGGGAGTTCATCTGAAAAGAGTCTGGAGAGAAATGCCGAAAGCCGTCACCGAAATTCGCTCACTGGCGCGAAGCCATACGCGCACGGCGCTGAACGTCCTCGTCGCCGTGATGCGTAATGCAAAGTCCACGCCGCCGGCGCGGGTCGCGGCTGCGAACGCGATCCTCGATCGCGGCTGGGGCAAGCCGACGCAATCGTTAAGCAACGACGAAAATGCGCTCGAACTCATTCATCGCATCGAGCGCGTCATCGTGCAGCCCGAACATGTCGACGCTGAAAATCCCCACCGCGAAAGTCTTTGAGCCGCTGCTGGCGCCGGCCAGATATAAAGGCTTGTATGGCGGTCGCGGTTCTGGCAAGTCGCATTTCTTCGGCGAGCTCTTGATCGAGCTTTGCGAAGCCGAGCGCGGGACATCCGCTGTGTGTATCCGCGAGTCGCAGAAGACGCTGGCGCAATCCTCCAAGCGGCTGATCGAAAGCAAGATCGAGAAGCTCGGCCTTTCGCGTCGGTTCAAACTCTACAGCGACCGCATCGCGACGCCCGGTGACGGCCTCATCATCTTCCGGGGAATGCAAGACCACACCGCCGACTCCATCAAGTCGTTGGAAAGCTTTCGCATCGCCTGGGTCGACGAGGCGCAATCCCTGAGTGCTCGCTCGCTGGCGCTGCTGCGGCCGACCATCCGAGCGCCGGGCTCGGAGGTTTGGGCGTCGTGGAATCCCAGACGCCGCTCTGATGCCATCGACGACTTCTTTCGCGCCAAGAAACCCGAAGGCGCGATTCTCGTTCAGGCCAACTGGCGCGACAATCCCTGGTTTCCGTCCGTGCTCGAAGACGAGCGCAGGACCGATCTCACGCTTTATCCCGACCGCTATGCGCACGTATGGGAAGGAGACTATGTGAGAGCGTTCGAAGGCGCGTACTTTGCGCCTCTCCTGGCGCAAGCGCGCGCGCAGGGGCGCATCGGCAAGGTCGCCGCCGATCCCTTATTACCTTTGCGCGCCTTTCACGACATCGGCGGCGCGGGCGCGCAGGCTGACGCCTACACCATCTGGATCGTGCAGTGGGTGGGACACGAAGTTAGGGTTTTGGACTATTACGAGAGCGCGGGCCAAGTGCTTGCCTTTCACGTCAACTGGATGCGCGAGCGCGGTTACGACAAAGCGATCAACTATCTTCCGCACGACGGCGTGAATGCGAACGCGATCACCGGCAAGACCTATGCCGAGCACTGGCGCGAGGCCGGCTTTTCCGTCGAGCCGCCGGTGAAAAATCAGGGCAGGGGTGCGGCGATGATGCGGATCGAGTCGCTGCGACGGCTTTCGCCGCAGCTCTGGTTCAACGAATCGACGACGGAAGTGGGGCGCGAAGCGCTCGGCTTCTATCACGAGAAGCGCGACGATGCGCGCCAGGTCGGCCTTGGCCCCGAGCATGATTGGTCGTCACACGCGGCCGACGCGCTCGGCCTGATGGCGGTGTGTTACGAGGCGCCGGGCCGATCGAGCAGCTTCAATCGCGTGATCCAGTACAAGGAGCAGGGGTGGGTGTGAGGCGAGAGTTGCACCTCGCCTTCTTTGAATCCGCGTAGGCGCGTCGCGCCGAAAAACTCCGCGTAATCACGGCATCAGTTGAAAATGGTCGATTGCTGCAAAGACACAGGCGGCCAGGACTGCGATCCCGATACAGATCGCGCCGTGCTTGATGCGCGCCGGGGGAAAGATCAAGGCGCTGACGAGAGCCAAGCCGACCAGCACGAGGGAAATTTTTACAAATATCGAAGTCATGCTGGCATCCGTCGCGCAATGACACTGCTTTCTTCCATGACGTCACTTTACAGGAGGATCATATGTGGTGGTTGCCTCAATCTATTCTCTGGCTCGCTCGTCGCCGAGCCGGAAGTCAGCTCGGATTTCATTACTTTGGAGCGGATTCGATGAACAACGACGAAGCCTTCGCGCAACGTATCAACGGATCTTCACCTGGGAGACTTTAAAAAGGCGATGAAAGCCTATCAAGACGATCCCGAATACTGGCACAGGCTCTACGGCGACGATCCGCAATTTCGCAAACAGTCACACACCTGATGCCGTACATGGCGGGCCGGTGCCGCCGTCGCAATATTTCCCTGCTGTTCCGTTAGGGGCCGGTTCAGGTGCCGCAGCTGGCCCCGCTCTGCGTTCCACGCCTGGCAGTCCAACTCCGTTTATAGATCGCTACATAAGATTTGGCTCGCCCCGCTTCCAAACGCGCCGGCTGCCTTTGACAATCCCGCCAACTTTGCCGACCGTTAAATCCTTCGCCGCACTAATCCGCGACCGCCACGGTCGGATCATCAGCACGCACCGACGCGGTGATCGTCGCGGGGTCGACCGATTTGGCCGTCGCCCAGCTTTGCAAGCCCGGCGGGCGGTAGGCGTCGTCGTCGCGCCAGCGCTCGAACACGGACGCATCGATGGTCTCGTTGATGTTGATGACGCCGTCGCCTTCGCTTCCGGGGGGAACCCCGATCGGGCGATAATAGCGACGATCGAGCGTGTAGAGCCGATAAAGTCCCCACATGAACTCTGCGTAGGAGTCGGAAACCTTGGCTGTCTTGACCGCGGGGTCGACATCGAAGTCACCGCGAAAGGTGAGCCCGAGGGTTGCCGCCTTGCGTTCCAGCCATTTGAACGGAAGCTGGGGCAGCGGATCGTCGAAATATCCGCCGCCGACATTGGCATGGGCGCCGACGAACCATCGCTGCTCGGTGCGTTCGACCGGCCGATGCGCGGCATTGGTTGCACCCTGATTGCTCCAGAGCGTCGGCGCGAACGCCTTGCGATGCTCGTCGATGGCGATGGCGTGAAAGGCGAATTCGTTGCTCTGGCGCAGCCCGGTGTTGAGAAACTGATAGGCCGAGCCGAATAACCAGCGCCACCATGGGAAGGGGACACCAAGCTCGCCCACGGTATCGAACACGCCGACGAATTTGATCGGGACGGCTAACGCATATTTCAGCATCCACTTTTCCTCGAAGCTGAAGTCGGCGGTCTGCCCGTCCGCTTGCGCTGCGATCAAATCGCGGATGGTTCTTTGGCCCGCGCGCCGGTAACGCGTGAACAACTGATTGACGCCGAGCGGCGCGCCGCTTTGCAATAGTCCGCATTTTGAAATGAAGCCGGAGAGACTTCTGGCGGTGTAGGCGCCGCGGCTGAAACCAAAGATGAAGATCTCGTCGCCGGGCGTGTAATTGTCGATCAGCCATTCGTAGGCGCTGGTGATCGCCGTATCGATGCCGGCGCCGAACAGCCCGCCGCTGATCTTTTCGCCGAATTTGGTTCCGAGCCCGGTCGAGTAAAACGCGCGCTGCTCGCAGCCGTCGGCGCTTGCAGGCAGGAACAGCGCGCGGAAACGCCAGATGTTGGTGTTGTCGCTGACCTGATTCCAGGTGCCGTCGAGATAGAGTGCCAGGCGCTTCTGCGTCATTGCTGCCGGTAGGTCCGTCATCCTGGTTACCCTGCTGTTCGACCTCAAGGGAGATCCAATGAACCTCGATCACCTCATCGCCGCTGCCGGTCTCCTCGCCCTGGCTGGCGGCATGCTCGTCGTCAATCTGGTGCCGGCGCCGCGCACCGCGCAGGCCGGCACGGTCATGGCGACGTGTGGTTTGGGTCTTCTGACGTGGCTTGCGATCCGCCAATTGCTATCCTAACGAAGCAATCTGAAGTTGTTCAATCCCTTTCTGACCGTTCTCCAATGTCGATTTGACACGTCGGGCAAATCACCGCCATAAGTCCACCCTTGCCAAATTCAGAAAAGCCCGCGCGCCGCACAAACCGGCTCCGCGGGCTTTTTGCATTCACTCATCCCTTCGCGAGAGAAGTTTCCATGCCGAAAATGTCCACCTCTGACCTGAAGGCGATGTTATCAGCCGAGAAATCCGATGCGCTCGCGGCGGTCTCCGCAGCCGAGCTTGCGGAAGAACGCAGCGATGCGATGGATTACTATTTCGGCCACATGCAGAAAGACATGCCGGCGCAGGACGGCCGCTCGCGCGCGGTATCCACCGATGTCGCCGATACCATCGAAGGATTGATGCCGCATCTGATGGACGTCTTTGCCGGCTCCGACGAGGTTGTCCGCTTCGAGCCGGTCGGCCCCGAGGACGAGGCGGCTGCCGCGCAGGAGACCGACTATGTCAATCACGTTTTCATGCAGCAGAATCCCGGCTTCATGATCCTCTATTCCTTCGTCAAGGACGCACTGCTCTCAAAGGTCGGCATCGTGAAAGTGTGGTGGGAGGAACGCGAGGAGGAGGAGCGCGAGACTTATTACGACCTTACCGACGACCAGTTCGCGCTGCTGGC